ACAACTGTGACATTAGCCAAATCAGTGCCAGCAGAATCAACCACGTTTTCTGTTGTGGCTACTGAAGTAAATTTTAATAATCCTGTCGCTGGAGTGTTTCTTTTTGCATTATAATTTATTAATCTAGCCAATCTTAAAACTGAATTTCTTCTCTCAGCAGTTTCTAAAAAATTTTCTCTAGCGTTTAAGTCAACTCTAAAAGATAATGATTGTGATATGTAAGCAATTAAATCTAAAAGTGCAACATATTCAGAGGATTCAATATAATCGTTAAAATCATCTGGATAATTTTCTCGCAGATAGGCAACCATTGTTCTTCTGATTGTTTCAAAATCATAAGATTTAAAATCTGCCTGTTGGAAAGCGGTATAAATTTTTCGCCAATCCTCAGCAATTAAAAGTCTGTTTTGTCTATCTGTAGTGGCCATACTGTTTATATGGATATTTATGGTTTAAGTTATGTGCGTATATTAAGATAGACGGAGAGTGCTACTTTCGTCGAAAGAAAACGTTAATTTTTCCACAACATTGTATGGCACGTATGTAATTGTAGCCTGTACAGAGATACCTTGTTGAAATTCGCTTACAATTATGTCATCTGCTTTTAATCTAGGATCAGCGTTAAGATTGGCAGTTATGTCATCTGCAATCGCTTGTTTAAGTGCTTCTGTTAAAGGTTCGAACAATACATCATATATTATTGTTCCAAATTCTGGATTTTCTACTCTTTCACCTTTTCTCACTGAAAGTCTATTAATAAGATCTTGCTTTATCAAAGCAAAATCATACAATTTAAAATTATTTTTATCTGCTCTTGAACTGAATCCTTTAAAGACTGACTGTCCTTGTATGTAACCTGATCCACTTCCTGATGAACTACCATATGCCATAATTAAAATCCAAATACTCTTCCTATACTTTTAGCAACCCGCCCAACTGTGTTAACCGCTTTGCCTACTGTACTTACCGCAGATGCTACTTGCGTAACCGCTGTTATATTGCCGCCCACAACGTTTTTATAAGTTTCAGTGACTGTTGATATGTTATTATAACTATTTGTTATTTTTCCTATTCCAGGCACAATACCTTCTACTTTGGTACCTGATCCTGTGGTTAGAATGTTATTGATTGATGTAATAGTATCAGTGGCTTTGGTTAATGTACCTGTGGCTTTATCTATGCCTGATGTTTTAATAATTTTATTAGTGCCTTTTGTATAAAGCACTCCAGATTCATTTACAATTACATTTGTAATATTGTCTGTACCTCCAGTTTTTATTCCGGAAGTTATAGAGTTGTATGTCTCAGATGCAGATTCTCCTAAACTAATGTATCCTGTCAAATTATCTGTTAAAAAATTACTGCTTGTGCTAAACGTGTTTGAATACCCTGCGTTAAACAAGTTTACAGAAGAATCAAAATTCTTGGTTGGATTGTCTGCTAATTCTTTGTCAATGTCTGCTTTGTATTGAGCCCATCTTATAGACGCTAAATCTGAATTTCTATTTGCGTTTTCTATATATCCTGCTGTCCCTATTCCTGTGTTTGTGCCTCCTACCGATCCAAATGCAGGAACAACATCTTGATGTCCCCAAAAAGGTTCGTGGGTTGGAACTCTCATGCCTGACATACCAGGTAATGCCCTATCTACTTTTAAAACTGTGCCTAACGGCTGAAGAGTAACATCCGGATAAGTTGTTAATGCCGTGCCTGTGCCGGTTGGTTGTGTGTAACTTGTTCTTGTTAATGGAGTTACTAAATCTGATATAGTGCCAAAACTGTTAAAATGCACTTGGCCGCCAATTAAATCTGTCCTTGTCATACCCTGTTGAATATTTCTTTGTCCTGCGTCAGCAGTAATATTTGTGGTCGCTTTAGTGTAAACATTTGTTCCTTGTATTCTTACATTTTCTGTTGCATAATGATATAAATTTGCGGCATCAAGACTTACTCCACCCGTTTGCTCATTTCCTTTTATTTTGACACTTTTGTTGGCATACATGTTTATGTTGCCTTCAGCGTGGAAGTTTATGTCGGCGCCGGATCTTAAATTGTAACCTGTCTGTGCGTACACATCGACCATTCCGTTTGAAGAAAACTCCATCCAAACTGTGCCGTCACCGTTGGCCAAATAAACCACTCCTGCTGAGTCACTCATTAATAATTGATGTCCTGAACTTGTTCTTAACCTAACTAATTGATTTTCTCCATTTTTGTCGCCGTCATCCATAACAAAAGTATGACCTGTGAGTCTAGTAGTTTGGACATTTTTTAAATCATTGGTTGGTCCTATTTTATCCTTCTTTGAATTACGAGGATCAATTTTTCCTGGAGTGCTTATTCCAAAAACGTTACTAGGTGTTTCTCTACGTGCAGAGGACGAAGTTGATCCCCTTACTGTGTCTTGTATCAACCCTTGATCACGTAGCGTTCTGGCGAAAGGGTGTACAGGTTTAGGTAGTCGATCTAATCTTGCCGCGTTATTTGTATCTGAGAACAAGGCCCTATTTGTTTCACCTGCTGGCACATAATCTGTACCGTAAGATGATTCTTTACTGTTTTCGTCTTCAGCAAAGGTATCGGTCGAACTTGCTATACCAGGAACCATATGATTAATATAAGGTTGTTGTACACAACCCATCCAAAAACCTTGTGTAACTTTTCCTTCAGCAAAAATAACAAGCACCTGTGAATCAATATCAGGTGGTACCATCCACATACCGTAGGCGTGTTGACTACTTTCAAATTCAGTAATTTTAGATGGTCTTATTGCTTCTGGACTTTTGGCTCCATAAAAGGGTGGCAAATATTCACAAGTTATCAATTCACCTTTTGTAACATTTAACACTCCAGATAATGCAGGAATAATAACTTTTAAACGTCCCATTTTGGTAGGGTCTACATTGTCTTTTACAATTGCAAAATATGGACCTGGATCTATCCTTGTATATGATTGATCGCCTTGTATATTTTTACTAGATCCACCTATATTAAGTGACATAAATTTCTCCTATGGTACCATTGCCTCGTCGTTAATAGTTGGCCCCACACCGCCTTTAACTTGTGTTTCAGTTGTTGCTTGTCCTTTTTCTTTAAAATTATAAGTCACCTGCTCTCCATTATTTTGATTCTCAAATCTGACCAAAGATAGTACTTGTGTAAACTGCCCATTCTCAAAACTGCTTGTAACTCTTATAACCTTATATAGTCCTGTGAATTGTGGCGTGTCTTCTTTATTAAATTGATAAAGACCATCTGCTTCATTAAAGTCATTTGGGAATCTAAAATCAATAGAAACAACAGGTTGATACTCATCAAAATTAAATTGTTTCTTTTGATTATCCCAATCAAATCCATTTATACTACCAACTTGTTCTTTTTTACTATAAGTTTGATTTTCCCCAGGATCACTCATTGGAGTAAAATAGTCTTCGCCTATGTAGGCAGGATCTCCCATGATTTTCAATTCTAAATTTACCATGTTTCCGTAATTGTTTGTTAAAAAGTCATAAAACGCATTTACTTGATTGGCATCCAAGCCTCCTCTGGTTGTTGCGTCAACACTATCACTTGTTGTTACAACACCACGTAAAGGTAGCGATGCTTCTGGATATGGAGAATTTCCGTCTACTGCTCCGTTGTCCGAGCCACCCGAAAATATTATAGAAACTAAATCCTTTATTTTACTAACAATTGTTGTATCCTGTGTTTGTTCAGGAGTTACGCTTAATAAATTTGCTTTGACATAGTTACTGTTATACTCTATGTTAAAATCTAGTATATCTAAATTTTCACCTGTATAGATGTAATTGTATTTTTTTCTAGCAATGTCCTTCCAAGCACCATAACCGGCTAGTCCTGCGGCCGCGAAATTAGCAACATGGATTTTGTAAGGTTGAATATGAAAATGTATCTTTCTTTTGTGTGATTGTAATTTACTATCCCAGTCCGGTAGTAATGTACAAGTTGTTATAATTTTATACCACGGCACCCATGGTGCAGGTAATTGTGCATTTGAATCATATGCTGTTGCACTTTGTACATCTGACCAATACTGTTCAATTATTTTGTCAAGTTGTCTATAAGAATCAAACTGTCTAACAAATTTTTCTAAAATGTAACCTATTGATTCATCTTTTCCGTAAGTCATTGCGGTTAATTGTTCTGATCCTCGTCCTTGATTGGCCCTATAAGTGTTAAAAAAGTTTGCCGCTCTACCTATTAATGGGTCTGTAGTAATTAGGTATTCATCTGTGTGTACTCTAAGTCCTTCTTGAACTTCTCTTTCTTGTGCCGCATTTAATTTTTCTTGAAAATCTTTAATATATGATTCTAAGTTATCACCGTTACCTTCTATCTGTCCTTGTGCTCTTGTAAAAAGATAAACATTTTGCGAGGCAACTTCTGTCCACGGCACCGCACTTATTGTGTAAGTGGTTCCTCCAGCGTTTACGTTCAAAGTAGATGTAGCCAATTGTATTGGCAAACGCCTTACAACATCGTTAGCAATTTCTTGACCTTGTGTGTTGTATCCTTTGAATTCGATAGTTAACAAGAATGGTGCAGATACATGTTCAAGATAGCCACCGTTGTATGCCGCGGCTCTAATTTTTTGCCAAAAACTTATTCCATTTGGTTCTGAAAAAGCCATTTCTATTGTTGTATAGTTCATTAATTTCCTTGCTACGTTAGGACCAGGTACGCTAGTAATCTCACATCTTTCAAAATAGATGTCTCTATTTTTTTTCAAAATACTATTTCCGAATTCCGCTTTCTGTCTGTTGAACGGAGTTATCTTAGTTCTAGTTTCATCGTCTTGTGTTCCTCCCGACTTAATACTTGTTATTGTTGAGAACCTATGCTCTGCAAAATTATTTGCATCTCCTATGCCACCGGTTCTAGCAATAATATCATGTAAAGGATCTGAAAATATTCTTTTTGGACTTGCTAATTGTGCTCTAGTAAGACCAGATAAAGTAAAAACATAATTGTAACTTGCGTATTTGTGTAATACATTTTCTTCCGCTGTTCTGTTCGATGTGTTTGTGGCCGAATTGATCGTTGAGCCTGTATATGCATCTGCCATTTTATATTCCTAGGTCAGTTTTCAAGTTGCTTAATTTAGGCAATTGAATTGTAACTCCAGGTGCAAAATCATAGATTGGATCTTCTATTTCATCAGGATTTCTTTGAGCAAACACCCACCAAAGTCTTGGCGATCCATACAAGTCAAATGCTAATAGATCCGGTCGATAAGCATAAATTTGATCAATGGTATAAGTTACGTCGTCATCTTCCGCAGTAATAGTTCTTGGTGATAAAAAGTCTAAACTAATATTGTTTTGATCGGTATTAAAATATGGAGATGTGTTTGAATAATCAGCCATTAAATAAATCCTATTCCTTCACCGCCGTTCTTTTGAAAATTGTGAAGATCCCCATTAACAAATTTTGCCATAGAAAAGTTTTTAACTGTTTCTCTAGAGTAAACAGGTTGTACTTGCAGTGTAAATGTACTAAGGCTTGGTGCCCATGTGACAGGCAAATCACCTACTGTGCCTCCAAATGATCTTGTGCCATTAGCCGCTTCGAATTCATAGTCAACTCCTAATTGCCCTTGTGAGGTTGCGATATAATCAACGTCTGGTCTTAAGTCAACAGTAAAGTTTGTTAATATCACAGGCACGTTATTGAATACATGTCTTCCGTAACCATTTAAATGTAATATTGGTGGTGGATTTCCTCTTGTGGCATCATCTCCTCCAAAGAACATTTTAGTTACTGATCTCATAAAATGAACTGCGGCTACCCAATATGCGGCGTCGGATTGATTTTGTACTGGAAAATCACCGATCAATGAAATATTTGCAGGTTCTGAATTTTGATATGCGTAATATGGATAATTTGCATGTGTTGTTGCAAGTTGTGAATAATTAGCAACATGGTTTATTAAAACTGTTGGTGTAAGTGGAAAAACAACTCCATTATGATCAGCCAATGGTGCCATTATTGCAGAGGCATCACCTGTGCCTGCTTCACTTGCTCTGTTAAAAAATATTTTTTGTAGTAAAGGACTTTGAGATGGTATGTTTAGTTTAACACGCCAATCAGTTGCTCCACTTCTTGTTTTAAATTTTGCAGTACCTGGATTACCACCAAAAAAACCTTTTTCGGCACCCTTGTTTAGACGAGCCCCGAATAATCTACCTAATGTTCTATTAAAAACATTTGCCGCCGCTTTGCCCACTGCTTTAGGCAGTGATTGTTGATTAGAATTTGGTTGTATAGCCATAAAAAATAATGTATAATTTAACTATATTTATAGGCAAAATAATAGGCGCATTTAATACACCTTAAGGCACATTTTCCAGCATTATCAACAGACCTGTTTGTGGTCATCTAATAAAAGCAAAATAATATTATGAAAAGAGTAAACTACTTAAACAACCGAGATCTGCTGAAACAAATACACCTAAGTAAAAATACCTATTGTTCTTACGTTAGAGACGAAGATGCACACTATGATATTATCGTAAAAGATATCAAAAAAATAAACAACAGCACAATAAGCCAGGCTAAAAAATTACGTGCAAAAAGAATGACCCAAGAAGCATGGGAAACTGCAAAAGCATCAGCAGGTAGAAAAAACAAATTAAAGATGTCTGACTTTGAAGTCAGCACAAGAAAAATTGCAAAGACTGATCTTGTGTTTAGAGTTATGACATTTGATCATATTCCAGAAGATAACGAAAGAAAGAAGAATCCAAAAACTGTTGCTGACCAACACACTAAATTAAATTTCCCCCCATTTCAACACTACAGAATAACAAAAACAGGTAAATTACAATGCGTGGGGAAATCACACTGGATCGGCGGAATGCAAAACGGAAAATTTTCTTCAACCCACGGCAAAGCCACAAATGAACTTGCTAAAATGTATATCAAATTGTGCGAAAGATACGGCACAAGATCCAACTGGCGAGGTTACACTTATAACGATGAAATGAGATCACAGGCTTTGATGCAGTTGAGTCAAATTGGTCTACAGTTCGATGAATCAAAATCAGAAAATCCTTTTGCTTATTATACAGCGGCCATAACAAATTCGTTTACAAGAATATTAATTGTTGAAAAGAAAAATCAAAATATAAGAGATGATATATTAGAACAAAATAACTTGATGCCTTCAATGACTAGACAAATGAGCGAAGAGATCGCAAAACAAAAAGAAAAACTAAAAAAAGAAACAGCGCCAGTAAAAGTTGCTACAAAGACATCAATGGCACTGTTTAACAAACACTACAAAAAAACTGGCAAAATGGATTATTCAATATTAAAATACATTGAAAAATCTGCTGAAAAAATCAGAGCATTACAGCCTAAACAAGAACTAAAAGGTCCTCGAAGACCTAGTAAAAGGAAAAACTAATGGCATTTTTTAAAAAAGTTGCATGTTTTACAGATATCCATTTTGGAATGAAAGGCAATTCAAGAATACACAACGACGATTGCGAATCTTTTGTTTATTGGTTTATTGAACAAGCGAAACTTCACGGATGTGAAACTTGTATATTCCTAGGCGATTGGCACCATCACAGGTCTTCAACTAATGTCAGTACAATGAATTACACAGTTTCAAACATGGAAAGACTAGGTAAAGCATTTGAAAAAGTTTATGTAATAATGGGTAATCACGACTTATTCTACAGAGACAAAAGAGAAATAAACTCAATGGAGTTTATTAGAAACATTCCAAATATACATATCGTAAACAAATGGATTGAAACCGAAGATGTGGCAATTGTTCCATGGATTGTGCAAGACGAATGGAAACGTATTCCACAAATGAAACAAAGATACATGTTTGGGCATTTTGAATTGCCTTTTTTCCAAATGAACGCTATGGTAGAAATGCCTGACGTAGGCGGAATAAAAGCAGAACATTTTGTAAACCAAGAATATATGTTTACAGGACACTTTCACAAAAGACAAGTAAGAAACAATATCAGTTACATGGGCAATGCTTTTCCACACAATTATGCCGACGCTGGAGATGATGAACGAGGCATGATGGTATTAGAATATGGTGGCGCACCAAAATATATCAATTGGCCTGATATGCCAAGATACAGAAACTACAAAATTAGTCAACTGTTGGCTGATCCAGATTCATTACTCAAAGAAAAAATGTATGTGAGAGTCACACTTGATATCAAAATTAGTTATGAAGAAGCAAACTTTATCAGAGAAACATTTATTGACAAATACAAGTTAAGAGAACTACAACTGATTCCAGAACAAGTAAATCAAGCACAAGAAACTACTGCTGTGATTGAAAAGTTTGATAGTGTTGATCAAATAGTTGTAAAACAATTGGAAAGTGTTGATTCACAAACCTATGACAAAAAAATACTAATGGCAATCTACAACAACTTGGATGTAAAAAACTAGGAGACTTATGGAACTGGTAAAACTAATTGAACAATGGCATGAAGACAGAAACTTAATTGCTGGTAGCACAGACAAAGATCAAGTGTTAAAACTAGCACAAGAACTTGGTGAACTATCTGATTCTGTGTGCAAAGAAAAAGATATGAGAGATGATCTTGGTGACATGTTGGTGGTAATGATCAACATTATGAAAAGAAACAACATAACAATAGAAGAATGTTTACAAAAAGCCTATGATGATATTAAAGACAGAAAAGGTCGAATGGTAGACGGTATATTTGTAAAAGAGGAGTAAACTTGTTAACAGTAAAAACATTAACAGTTAAGAATTTTTTAAGTGTGGGCAACCAAACACAAGCAATAAATTTTGGTGGTAAAAATCTAGTGCTAGTACTAGGAGAAAATGTTGACCTAGGAGGCGATGATGCAGGTGCTAGGAACGGTACAGGTAAGACTACAATAATAAACGCAATCAGTTATGCACTGTTTGGCGATGCATTAACACAAATAAGGAAAGACAATCTAGTAAACAAAACCAACAACAAAGACATGTTGGTATCAATTACTTTTGAAAAAAATAATACCACATACACTATCGAAAGAGGTAGAAAGCCACAAAGGTTAAAATTCTATATTAATGACGTTGAACAAGACAGCAACGAAGCACAGGGCGAAAACAGAGAAACACAAGCAGAAATAAACAAACTGATTGGTATGACCCATGCCATGTTTAAAAATATTATTGCACTTAACACATACACACAGCCTTTCCTAGCAACAAAACAAGCAGAACAAAGAGAAATAATCGAACAACTGTTAGGTATTACTATACTTTCTGAAAAAGCAGATTTATTAAAAGAACAAATGCGTGGTACAAAAGATGAATTAATGGGTGAAAAATATAGACTGGACAGTATTAAACAAAGCAATGAAAAAATCACTGAATCAATAAAAACAATTAAACTTAGAAGTAGTGCATGGCAAACACAGAAAGATCAAGACATTACAAAATTCAAAGATGCTATAGAAGAACTAGACAAAGTTGATATCACAGTAGAACTTGACGCACATAAAAAATTACAAAAACACAACGAAGACACAAAAACACTAACAAGTTTACAAAAAGAAAAAGCATATCACGAAAACAGTTTAACCAAAGCAGATTCAAATGTAGATAAAACAAAAAGTGATATTGAATATGCACAAGATGCCAAATGTCCAACTTGTGAACAAGACCTCCATGGTGATAAACACACGCAATTACAAAACAAACTGCAAAAAATGTTAACAGAAAGTGAAGACTACAGCAACAAGTTAAAAACCGATCTTGCAAACATACAACAACAGATTGATGCTATAGGTGATTTAGGTACAATCCCGGATACTTACTATGATTCAATAGACGAAGCATATAATCACAAAGGCACATTAAAAGATCTAAAAAGACAACTAGAACAGACCGAATCCAAAGAAGATCCATACGCAGAGCAGATACAAGAATTAAGAAAAAGTGCAATACAGAAAATTGACTACACAAAAGCCAACGAATTAGAAGATTTGTATAGACACCAAGAGTTTTTATACAAACTGTTGACTGCAAAAGACAGTTTCTTGAGAACAAAAATTATAGAACAAAATTTAACATTCTTAAATCAACGACTTGCAGTGTACTTGGGCAAAGTAAAACTTCCACACACAGTAATATTTAGGTCGGACCTCACAGTAAACATTGAAGAACTTGGCAGAGAATTAGACTTTGACAACTTATCAAGAGGAGAAAGAAATAGACTTATCCTTTCATTAAGTTGGGCGTTTAGAGATGTTTGGGAAGGATTGTATCAACAGATCAACTTGTTGTTTATTGACGAACTTATTGATGCTGGTATGGATACATCGGGCGTTGAAAGTTCAATGGCAGTGCTAAAAGACATGGCTAGAACACAAAACAAAAATATATTTTTAATTTCTCACAAAGACGAATTAATAAGCAGAGTTGATAGTGTACTAAAAGTTGTAAAAGAAAACGGCTTTACAAACTATGCTAATGATGTTGAAATTATCATTTAGACAGTAATTGATCAGTAATTCCAACTATTTCGTTGTCTTTTTTAGCAAGATAAAAGTAATTTGTAGATTGATAATTGTGTTGGGTACAAATTTGTTCGTATTTTTTTCCGTACGTGTTCCATCCATAATCTCTATCTAGATTTTTCATAATAAAACTTCCGCAGGAAACCAAGGCATCATTATATTTCATTTGTGTGTTAAACATCGTTACAGAATCTAAAGTTTTTTGTTTAGACCAACGTATACCTATTCTGTTCCAAGATCCTATGTATTTTGAAATACTCATTCCTATAGATTTAATACAAGGATGATCAAAGTTTATTTCTATATCTTTTGCAACTGTTAGCCATGCACAGTCAACATGAACATCAATATTTTTTTGTACACATTCTTCTAAAATATCTTGCCAATTGGATCTTTGTCCGTGTTTCCAATTGGGTGCTGAAATCAATAAAGGTACATTTTCTTGAAGTTCACCTGCCTTAGTTGGTTGTTTACCCATAACAGTGTAATAGGCATATTCTTCCGGTAAAATTTGAATATTCCATTTTTGTTTAAGACAGATGTTTTCTATAAACTGGGTGCAACCAATTATGATATCTTTGTGTGCGAAACTTTCTAAACCTGTCAATTTGTTAAGCCTTGTTGACAAAAACCATTCCGTGGCTTGTTCAATAAACTCTTCTCTTGTGGGCACAGACTGAGATTCTTCAAAAAATCTGTGTTTCAAACTAGAAATTTTTTGATCAATACAAGGAGAAAATTTTTTCGAAGCCATAAAATTATATTATGTTGGTAATACTAACCACTTTTTAGTTGACAAAACCAGTTCTTTTGTGCTTAAATTTAGCATATGTTAATTAATTTAATTATCATATTAAAAACAAAGGACAAATTATGTCACAAACACACGAACAAATAATGACAACTATTCAAACTTACTCTGAAGAAAATTCAAAGTTTGTTGAAAAAGGTGTTAAAGCCTCTGGCACTAGAGCAAGAAAAGCACTAGCAGAATTAGGAAAACTTCTTAAAGCCAGAAGAAAAGAAATTCAAGAATCAAAAAACGCGGCTAAAGCGGCGTCTTAATAATTTTTTTGAATTGCAATTCATAGAAAGCCTACATAGAAATGTGTAGGCTTTTTTATTCAACAAATCTAGCAAACACACTTTTACGCACACCATCAACAACTTTATCTGTCATTCCGTGCCAAGACGGTCCCTTGTTGTACAAACAATATCCTGCATTACTTTTGTAAGGCACAATGTCATAAATTTTTTCGCCATCTTTGTCATCAAAGAAAGCAGTAGATGGATGACTTTCATCATTGAGATAAATTTGTAATTGCATTTGAAAAGCACTATCGATGTGTGGAGTAATTTTGTAGTCCTTATAGTCAAACCACATATCCGCTGTTTTAGGTTTCAAACTATCACAATTAAATTTGTCTTGCAGAGCATTTAATATTTTAGAACTATGGAAAAATACCTGTAAATTTTTTGATACAGGTTCTGCATAACTTACCCTACGTCTATGCTGTCTACCATGTTCGTTTTGTGTTTCTAAACCTTCTAGTCTGACTACAGAATGATTTACATCTTGTAACATTTTTAAATAATCTTTACTAAAAAAATTTTCAAATATTTGATAACGCACACCATTATAGGTTCTTAAAGGTGTATCCTTAATAGAATTACACACGTGATCTATGCTTTCTTTAAAATTAAATTTCATAACTAAATGTAATTTTCCATAACACCTTCTCTATATAGGTCCTGTGTTATACAGTGTATTCCGTTGTCCCAAAAACTTTTATCTCTAAAGTTACAGATTATAGGATTTATTTTATTTTTTTCTAAAAACTTGAACATAGTTTTATTCTCTTTTGACACAATGCAATTTTCTTGATTTACAGAAAGTATGTTAATATCGTAATTGCTTTCGGAGTAGTCGCCACCCCATTCATGGCGTAGGGGTTTTTTGACTTCACTGGGATCAACATAACATATGTCCCATGTGGGGTAAATTGTTTCTAGTTCGGGTAATTCTCGAGATGCCACTATTACCCCAGGTTTAAGAATGCTATATATACCAT